TTATGCTGCCTTGACGGCAGCGGGTTTTTCTGGCGTCAAGTGAACTTGGCGGGCGAATTTCAACTCGCCGTATTCACCCACGGCGATTGATTTCGCGTCCAGGTGGTAGAAGCCGGGAGCGTGCGGGACGGTAGTGCCGAGACTCAGAAGGAAGCGAGCCGGGTATGCGTTACCGGTGTGGATGTAGGCGGGCTGTTCGCGCATGGTGTAAGCCGCGCCAGTCTTTTTACTGATGCCGGAACGCTCCGCGATGGGTTCGGAGGTGATTTCAATGAGGATAGCCATTTTGTTATTTCCTTGCGATTGTGTGGGCGAGCGAGAGGCGGATTGCTGCGGTAAGGGGAGACATAGCGCGGCCTAGAGTTAGCGTGCTGGAAAGACCAGACGAAAGGACCTAAAGGCCCATTTTGCGAGTATCAACGTGCCGATTATTGACACGGCCATGAAGGCGAAATGCTGGATTACTTCGATAACAGGTGCCCCGGTAAACGCTTGCGCGGGCACCGAGCCGGCAAGCGCGAGTGAGACTGAACAACACAGAACGCTGAAGAAATTGATCAGAAGGGACATAGCGCGGCCTGCAGTTCGAGGTTGAGGTGCTCTCGATTGATGCCTAAGAAACGGCGAGGCGTAGAGGCACGGCGTATGTCCTCGAAAAGAAGCGAAGTGGTGCGCTCTTGGCCAAGAGCGTTGGTCAGGACATGCAGGAGTGGACCGAAGGCGTGGCGAGCCCATGAAAGCGCGGCGACAGCCTTTGCACAGACGGTTCGCTTGATGGTTTTTATACGTTCGCAGGCGTCGCCGGGAAGCTCGCAGAGGACGTTGTAGGAAGCGCGGAGATAGCTAAGCGTCTGGGTGAGAACGGCGTAAGGGATGACGCGATCAGAGGCCCAGATGCGAACCTCGGCGCGAAGCCAAGGGCTGTCGGGGTCGCCTTCTTTCTTGCCCTTCTCGTACAGGCAAAGCTCTTTGGCACCTTTCTTGCCGACGTAGACGGAGCGGGAGTCGCTGCCCTCATACACGCGCCAGCTAGGCGTGGGGCCGTTGCCTGCACGAATCTCACCGGCGCGTGCCATGGCGTCCCACTTGTCGAGCGGAATATAGCGGCCGTGGTAGTCATCAAAAGCAAGGTCTACGCGAGTGATGCGAGCCGTGCGCAGAGCAAGCTGGGTGGAGACGGTGTACCAATCGACGACCGCGGCACACCCGGTGCCGGAGAGCTGCAGGTTTACGGTGCCCTTGTTGCCGCCCAGAGCGATAAAGCCAGCGACGGCACCGGCAGTGCTCACTTCGGAAGTGTGGGTGTAGCCGTTGCGGCCGCGCTGTTCAACGCTGGCGACGAACAGGTTAGAACGCGGGAAAACAGTGTCCACGAGGTAGCGGACGAAGCCGTCGGGGTCCTGATGGAGAAATTCGGCCTCGGTGCCTTCCGGGCGGATGGTGAAAGAAAGCCAATCGACGAGAGCGCCAGAGAGCGCGTGGCCGTCAGTCGAAAGTGTGGGCTTACGAACCGCCCTGCGGTCGGTTCGTCCCGTGTTACTACACGGGCGCCCCTCGGAGGATGCGGCAATGCTCCCCCCTGCGCGGAGGGGGGAGATTGCCGGCGCTACAGAGTCGATGGTCCTCAAGAGGCCGACTCGGCGTCAAACGCGGCGTGCAATACCGCGAGGTAGCGGTGCCATGCGTCTTTGCGTGCGCGCTGCGCAACGCGAACGGAGACCAAGCGGTCGAGGTACCCAACATCAGAGCCGTCGAGGTTGTCGAACGCGACTACAACGGCCTGAACGGTGGCGTCGAACTCGACGCGAGCGACAGAAACAGCGTGCAGCGCCTCAGGCGAAGGGCGTAGCGAGCAATCGCCGCTCACAACGCGGCCTCATGTGTCGAGGCGGAAGCGTGCAACGCGGACGAGGCGAAGGCAGGAGCGAGCACGGCAGCGACGAGCGCGAGGAGCAGAAGCGCGATCGAGGAAATGGCGTTTTTGCGTGACATACGGCGCTCCAGAAAGGGCCAGTTAAGCCCCGGAGGTCCTGCGGTCTTGCGGCCGTAGGGTCTGGCTCCGGGGCACCTAGCGCGGCTAGGCGACCGGGAATGTAGAGTGCTACTAGGCACCCTGTCAAGTACCCGGAGGCACCAATGTCTGCGACGCTGCGCTTATTCGAAAATTGGAAGATTGTCAAGGGCTTGACGTCAGACAGGGAAGCCTGTAGGACGCTCGGGCTTTCGCACAGTGCCGCGAACCATTGGCGAAGGGGTCAGAACGGAGACCCGGACGTTCTGGAACGCATGTGCAAAGACCTTGGGCGAGACGTGCTCCCAGTCATGCTGGACGCTTACGCGGAGACGACGCGCAGCGCGCCGGCACGGCGAGCAATCGAGCGTGTCGCGAAGCGATTTGCCGCGCTAGTCGTTGTGCTGGCGGTGACGCTTGGCGCGTATGTGGGACAAGCAACGCCAGCACTCGCAGGGGTTAAAGCACCTGCAGGAATATTCATTATGCGAACTTGGCTGCGCCGTCTCATGATGCGAGACGCACTCGAGGGAGCTTGTGCGCCCTTCGAGTCCCGGAACACTTCATGCAACCAACAGCCCCGCCGTGTCTCGGAATTCTTGGCGTGAACCCCTGCCAGCGTGAGCACTACCGATGGACAGTCACCGGCAGCGGCCCCCTGTTTGGCGAGTGGACCGGCTGGCGAATAGCACACGGCGAAATCGTGAGCCCGGAGGGTGACCGGATGCGGGTTACGCGGCTGGCATGGCTGATGCGCGAGCAGTGGCTGTCACGAGGCGTAAAGCATCGAGGCGAGGTTGTGGAGCTTCGGCCTGCTGCGTCAGTCTGCACTCGCCCTGCGGGCTCGACCTTCCCTACCCCGTCGCTGCGCGAAGGGGACCCCGTCAGGCCCGCTGTCGCGGTGCGGTCGACTGCCTTGCGTGAAAGCGTGCGAGGCGACGACGCAACGTAGGTTTTTCGGGGCGCGGGCTGGGCTCTTGCGGCTGGTGATGTTCGGCCGCGCCGAGGGTGGGCGGATAGTGGGAGATCTAAAAGTGTGCAAAATAGAACAGTGAACAGATTGTAAATACTTGTCTTTTGCTATTGACAAACCCGGAAAGGCTTTAGGTAGGCGCTATCCGGGCTTGTCAAGTCTTTTCTTTACATCGTTTAGTTTTTGTTTATGTTCTAACTTTGGAACACTACTGGCCGGCGATGATGCGATCAGGTGGGACGTAAGGGAGAACAAGCGCCCGGTTTATGCCTGCACCGATGCCGACGGGTGCAGGGCGAGGAATGGCGGTTGTGTCCTGGCGCATTGTCTCGGCAGGACCGGAGAAGCCGCGACGGTCATCGAGAGGCAGATCGGGTGCCCTGCGAGCGTCCCAATAGCCGTTACGGGCGATCGAGATACAAGACACGTCGTCAACGTCAAGCGGGGTCGCTTGCTGGCTGAAACAGCGGCAGGTGATTCGCTCGAAACGTTGGTCCCCGGAAATCATGCAGAAGGCGCGAGGGTAGTCCATGACTGGAAAATCATCGTACGCAGGTGCCGTCCACGGTAAGCCAGCGAGGCGAGGCGAAAACTTTAATACGGGGTCGGTTTCGGCGTCCTCAGTGTCGGAGTTACGCGCCTCGGGTTTCGTCGGCGTAGCCGCCGAATCCCCGGAGGCTGTCGTATATTCTGACGCCTGAGTGTAGCCGGCAAATACGGAATCGTAAAAGAACCACGCCACGCCTGCGAACATGAGCGCAACAACCGAAAGAATCGCGGCACCCTTTTTTGTGCGCCAATTGATGCGGCGCTTCACGGTGTGAATTTCCGCTGACTTGTAATGCTGGAACAGCGAGGGGCGAAAATGGTAAGAGGCGACGTCAGCTTTTCGCCTAGCAGTTTCCGACTTGGGTTCGTCTTCGACTTCGTCCCAGCGGAAAAGCTGGCTTTCGTCTTTGCCGTTGCGGCGGAGTAGATGTTCATGGACGCCGACGAGGCCGCGAATGTGCGCATCAATATACGTTGGACGCTGGGTCATTAACTCAAGACGCACACCGTCGTGACGGATGGTTTCCATGGCGCGAATGTGTGGCGGAACTTCACCGGCGCGGCGCGAGGGAAAAAAACGTTGGCACTCATCAACGAAAAGAACGGAATTCGCTGGAAGCTCACGCCAGCGCGTAGGGTCGGGAAAATCAATAACCCCCTTTATGGAAAGATCGTTAATGTTGCACGTATAGACCGTTGTGCCTGCTTCCAGTTCTTCGAGAATGCGTTCGATGGTGCGAAGGCTTTTGCCACTACCGGGCAATCCGGTCCTAAGCGTAATACTCGCGGTGCTCACGGCTGCTCAGCCGTGCGGCGGACGACGCGGAGATATTGAGTGAGCGACGAGAGCAAATATGCGCTGATGAGCACGGTGACAACCTTGTCAATTTGAAGGTACATAAGCCAGCCCATAAGGTCGCCGCCGATGCCGCCAAAGGCTGCGCGGGCGGACGTGGCGAGAGGCTGCATTACAGCGTTATACGTAGTGAGCGCAAGGCCGGTATACGTAAAGACAGCGCGAATGCCGGGAGCGATAACCCACATTAGAGCGCCTTTCAGGGTTCCGGCGAGAGCGCCGAAATATTGCATACCCCAATCACGACACCACGAGAAAAAGGCCTCGAACAT